TGTAACTGTAACTGTTGGTGTACCAGCTGATGTGACTAATATAGATTTAATAACATAAGTTTCACTTACCAAAGGATTACCTGTTCCAAAAGGGTTTATCGCACTTCCTGATGTGCTATTATCTGTACCTACAAATTTATATTGATTAGCCATTAGTTTACAAAAAAGTTAAACGCTTCAATTTCATCTTTTAGTTCTTCTTGAAACGTTGAGTTTAATTTTTCTACGATAGCATCAAGATCTCTAACCTGTGCTTCTGCAGTCTGTACATCATATTCGTTTGATGGTCTAGTAATTACCTGTACAATTTTTGCCATTATCTTCTTCCGTCTGGTTGTATATCTAATCTAAAAGTTCCTAACTTCCAACTTTGATTAGTTGTTGTATTTGCAATCTTTAATGCAATAGCTCTAGCTCTTGCACGTGTATCTACTTTTTTTGTAGACGATGAAACTGTAAATGGACCCAAAGATGAACTAGCTTGTGTATCATTTGGATAGTCTCTTAATAAAAATGTAACTTGTGTATTACCTGTTTGAGATACAAAGTCAGGTACAAATCTTCTTATCTTCATTAAAAATTCACCATCTCCTCTAAAAGAGGCCACACCTGTCGATTGTCCTTGAGCCGATCTTTGTTGTGTAATATCAAAATCTCCTGATTCAATGCTTGCAACAATTGCCGTAGTTGAACCGCCTTGTACCTGATCAGTTCCTGTTTCGTGTTCATAGTATATTGTTCTACCTTCTGTGTTGCCTACAACATCAAAAGATGAATCATTACCTGCAGTATATTCTAAGGCATGCGGATTACCAAATACTGCAGAATCTTCCCACATGGTTCTAGCTAGTGAGCCAACAGTCCATACTGGTCTTTGCGGTGATGAATCAAAATAATTATATGTAACTTGTCTATTAACTACTGATGATCCTGTTGTTGGATAGAACCAAGTAACTTCACCAAATAAATTATTTAATCCTGCTGATACCATCTGATTACCAGATTCTAAATTTATATTGTCATATACAAAATCTTCTACTAAACATGGTAATGATTCTAGTTTACCAGCATATCTAAAAAAACCATTTTCTGACATCCAATACGCAGCGCCATCAACTTCTACACATGCGTTCTGTCCTGCAAGTCCGCAGTTAGTTCCAACTTGTGCAAAGGCAAAAGTAAACGGTTGGCCAACAAAACGTTGAGTGAACAAAGCTGTATCAGTCCAAACATAGATTGCATCTCTACCTCTAATTGCTCCTCTGATCTGTGATCCGTCGGCCAGTCTTTGTGTACCAGCTGTATTAGTTGCAGTAGGTGTATACGTGTTTATATCTTCTTGGTCTGAGAATCTAATAAACATATCATCTTGTGTAGATGTGTCTCCAATTGTTGTTTCTGTTCCAAAAAATACTAAGTGTCTATCAGGTGTAGATACCAACATATGACGTGATGCAGTTGGTGCTCCAGATATAATACTGGCTCTAACAGTCTCTGCATTTGCTGCTGCAGAGTTCCATTCAAAAACAGCACTGTCATGAATTAAACAAATAGCTTTGTCACCAAAGTTATCTAATGACCACATACCAGGTTCAAGAACTAAGTCACCTGATGCAGCTTCTCCCCATGCTACGAAGTTTGTTGTACTAGTAACTGTATCGCCACCATTATGAGCTGCAGCAGTAGTTCCTCTAACTTCTCTAGTTACACCTGTTAATTCATTACCAGATATACCTGTGTAAGATATTTCTTCGGTTCCTATTTTTATAAAGTTTGTACCTGCATCTGGAAACTGAGATACATCACCTAATATAATTCCTGTTGTCACAGAACTATTTATACCATTAGTTAATGTAGTTGTAGGCTCACCTGCTGTTTCTCCACCCCATGATCCAAGAGACCAACCAAAACCTTTTGCTTGCACAGCTGGTCCAACAGGATAATAATGTTGTACTCGAATACCACCTGATGTTGTTGCACCAGATCCTGATTCGTTTGAAGGCATTGTAATAGTAATTGTTGTGCTTGATGGTACACTTGTTACCATAAATTTTTTATCATTAAAATCAGCTGCTGTATAATTAGAGTTTGTTATAGAACTAAAGTTATCTAATAATATTATATCTTGTTCATTAATATTATGAGATCCTGAAAAAGTTATTGTAACAATTGGTGATCCATTAGTCGTGCTAAATGCATTAGAAAGCGTTGTTGTAGATTTAATAGGATGTATGTCATAGAATACACCACCTGAGTATGCATATAAAATTCTGTTTGTACCAATGATTGCGTATTTTCTAGCTTTACTATTTACAAAATGGTGAAGTCCTCGACCTGCACCAGTAAGAGCATCATCTCCTAATTGTTTCCAACCACCTATTTTTTCTGGTGTACCATATCTAAAACGTACATTATCACAGTCAGTCCATTGACCTTCTGCTGTTGTAGGTGTTATCTGTTTATTGATTCCTGGTTGGAAACCTATTTTTTGTAGCATATAACCTCATTTTATTATGCGTTCCGTATTGGTGGAACACCTAACATTGGCCTTTTGTCGAACCTGTTCTTTTCAGCAAAAGGACCATTTACATGGTTATAATGAAGAAACACTTGTCCGCAAGTATCCCCTTCAAAAGGTTCTCTCCAATGCTCTAATTCACAACCACTATATACTAGCATATCGCCCACTTCAAGCAAGACTTTAGTGCCCTTGGGTGCATTGGGTTTATGTATATTCTTATACTCATCTATGACGCTGTTAGCCCCTGTACCATCGATAAATATAGGCCAAGGATCTCCACCTAGGTTTAAAGTAGTAGATATTTCACAAGAAGGTCTATCTTTGTGACGTTTTAATTCATCACCTTTTTTATATATTCTAGCATAAGAATAAGTTGGTATTAAATTAAGTCCTGTTTCTTTAGCCATGACTGGTAACATTTTAACAAGTAATGTTTCCATAGCAAAGTCGGCATAGTGTGAATAAGTATTAGGTATTTGTTGATCGGTCCATGTACCAAGCATACCTGTATCATAGGTAATATTATTTTGATACATCCAAGCTACAGCATCTCTTTTAAGTAAAAAATAATTAAATATAAAATTAGCTAACTCGTAGCTTATTGCATTTTTTATTACGTGATATTTATTGAAAACCATGTTGTATAAAATTAAAACTTACTGATATTCTTATATCATTTGATTCATTAGGTGTAACATTATGCCAAAGATAATATGGAAATATAATTATTCTACCTTCTATCGGTTTTAAATGTACTTCTCTCCATAATTCTTTTGGTGGTTTACCTTTTTTTCTTATAGGCATATTTAATTGTGCTCCTGCTCTTGGTTCATTACAAACTAAATCACCAGAATTTTCTGGTGCTTTTATATAATACACACCACTAAACAAACTATTGGGATGTATGTGTGGAGCATTGTATCCACCTGGTGGATTTATATTAGCCCACATATTACCTAATATAGGTTCTCTATCTAACCACTCTTCTTTCCATATATCTTGCATCATTAAAAATAATTCATCTACTAAAGTTTTGAATGCAGGTATTTGATGCATTTCAGTTGTAGAGTGCCAACCATTACGATTTGTTTTTTTAAGTCCAGGATCTCGTTTAGACCATTCAACTATTTCATTTGCAAACATCTGGTTATCTAATTTAACATCTTTGCCATATATATTTGTTGGAAAAAATTGTTCTTTAATCATTGACCTCTCCACCAAAATATTAAAGATTTTCTATCTGTCTTAAAAACTTTGTTAACACCATGTTTTATTTTTTGACCATTAAAAAAAATAAGAGTTCCTTTTATAGGTTTAAATTTTCTGCCATCTTCAGTTATAAACTCTCCCCCTAAAAAATCATCGTTTAAATATAAAGAACTAGTATAAATAATATGTTCTCTTCCTGGATTATAATGTGTATGTAAATTTCCAAAACTATTAACATGCCAATTTTGTATTTGTAATTGATCTAAATCTAAATTAATTAAAAATTTTTTATTAAGAAAATTTTTAACTTTTTCTCCAATTGGATCTCCTGTTAAATCTGCAGTAATAATTTTAAAATCTAACATTTTTGGTTGTGGACCGATATCATATATTTTTTTATAATATTCATCACACTCTTCAGAAGATAAAAAATCTTTAAAAATGTAAAGTTCATTATCATTAATCATTTAAAAGGTTTACCTCCAAACCAACATACCAAAGATTGTCTCATTCCTCTAGTTACTGGATTAACTCTATGATTCAAAAATGATGCAAACATAATTGCATGTCCTTGTTTAAGTTCTGCAAACTTACCTGGTGCCATTAATTCTAAGTCTCCACCTTCAAACTCTGATGGATCATTAAGTAATAATGTCATTGATATTTTTCGCACCGGTGGTTCGTGAGCCATGTTTACATCACAATCCATATGCCAATCATAAAACCCTCCTTCAGGGTATTCTGTAAATTGTGCATTTTCTGTAACTTGTATATCTCCAAAACCAAAATGATTTTCGTTTGCTTTTTGTATAAAATTATTTAAGTCTTCATACATGTGTCCCATCTCTTTAAATGGTATCCAAGATATTGTTGTGACTCTTTTCTTAGTATCTGTACCACCACCTGGCTTATTCATACCTACTTGTGCAACTTGTGGTTTCTGTGCTCTACCTGATGCAATAATTTGCCTGCATTGATCTGGTGTAAACAATGGTGTAGTAGTTTGAACTATCCAACTCTTCCATTTAGGTTCTGTAATATGTCTATTTTCGTACATTAACTTACTCCTCTGTTTCTAATTGGGTCGTACTGAACATCCATATTTGCAGCAAGTGTTCGTCTATATCCTGGACCGTTAAAAGGATATACACAGTGTCTCATATCATATGGAAATATAAAAAAATCTCTTTCTTTTATTTCTGGTTGATAATCTACATGTGCAAAATGTCCATTAGCTGCACCTAATATTTGTAGTCTGCCATTTTGTGGTTGTTCGGCTGCAGAGTATTCTACACCATAAGATTCTGGTAGTTTTAAAACCATGACAGAAGATAAACCTGTAAACAATGTTCCTTGATGCACATGTACTGGATTATATTCATGCTCAAACATAGTATTAACCCATATAGAATTAAGACGTAAACTATATTGTCTAGTTTTGTTAAATTCTAAATAGTGTTTAAATTTTTGTTCAAACCATTCTAATACATTATTAGGTAAATAATTATGTCTAACCATTTTAGAACTGTCTTCACCCATATAAAACAAACTATGTTCTTTTTCTATCTTACCAACTAATTGTTTGTTGGCTGAAGGTAATGTTGGATATTTAGTTTCATAAATATGGTTAATCGTATTATACACATCAAGCGGTACTTGATATCGTAATACCGATTGACCTAAAAATATAAATTTAAAATCACTCTGGCTTGGATCCGAGGTCATTAGTTATTTGTTCTTTCTTGTTGTAAATCATCTCTCCTGATTTTTTAACTCTTTCTATAGTATTTAACTGACCTAATACATTAAACACTTCTGGCTGACTAGAACCAGATGTTAATGTTTCTGCCTTGTTTTTCATAATCATATGATAAGAATCTAACTGATGTCTATTAACATCTTTAGTATCAAATGTACCATCATCAAATTCTTTTTTTAATGTAGACCAGAGTTTAATTTCTCTCATACGATCTCTTGCGACTAATTGCATATTAGCTAAACCATATCGTTCTTCATCTAAATCTATTTTATATTTTTCTAATTTATACTCGTCTTGTTCTGTCTCAATTTTTTTTTCTAACCATTTAATTTTTGCTTCTTTACGTCTACAATCAAAAGATAAACTCATTAAATTTTCTAAAAATACGTTTTGTTCTCTAACACATTGCCAATACTTTGCAGCTTTTGTTGGATATTTCATATCTTGAAGAACAGACATTCTCATTTCTGTTTCTGTTCTAAATACTTGTTTTTTGGTCCATGTGTCACGAAGCTCGGCTGTCATTTCTTTAAACGCCTTCACATCATTCGGGTCCAGTAAATTATTTAAGCTAGGTGCTTCTTTTTCTATAAGTGCATGTATATTTCTTTTTTCTGTCATAGTAATCCTTTCATCCAGCAATATATACTTTATTAACTAGTTGTCAATGTTTTAACAGCTACAGCTGCACCATTAAATTCTTCTGTTCTATTAGAAGGAGGTGAGCCTCCATCTGCTCCACCTGCAACATAAGCTGCGCTTGCAGTTCCAGCTCCAACTGCCTGTGCTCTTCCAGTAGTAAATGTTACTGGAGAAGTTGACCAACTAGACCCATCATAAGTTTGAACTTCTACACCATATGAAGGTGGAGATGCAGGGTGTCCAGTCATAAAAACAGAATCAGTTGAAGTTCCTCTATGTACTGCAGCACTTGCTCCAATATTTAAAGAAGGTGTACTTGTCCAACTAGACCCATCCCAACTAAGAGATACAGTTTGTCCGCTAGGTCCTCCAGCTGAAAGTGCAGCTGTTTGAGTTCCACAACTAGCCATACCTGAAGTGTTTGGTGCAGTAGGAAAAGTTTGTGGTATGTTTGTCCAACTAGATCCATCGTAATTTTGCATAGTTGCAGAAAGATTACCTGGGCTTATAAAGCCTCCTATTTGTAAAGCTGCGGTTTGAATTCCAACACAACCTCCTGAAAAATCTCTACCAGCAAAAGTCATGTCTCCACCAGCTGTCCAAGAAGAACCATCATATTCATATGAGCCTGAACTAGAAGGTGAACCACCACCCCATAAACCTGCTGTTTGAGTTCCAGAAGCGTGCATATCAGTTTTAGTTGCGGGACATGTGCCACCAGCTGTCCAAGAAGAACCATCATATTCTTCTGTAGCTCCAGTTATAGAAGGTGTTTCTCCACCAAATATTAAACCTGCAGTTTGAGTTCCAGCGCCACCTGCCTGTGTTCGTGCTGTACCAAGATTTCCTCCAGCCGATATAGAAGCAGGTGATAATACATAACCCTTAAGTAATGCTAAAGTTGAATTGTACCACACCTCTCCTTCTTTTGGACTCGAAGGATTTGATGATACAACGTTTACTCTTCTGCCGTGTATATTTTCGTACGTAGACATTTAAAAATACCTTATGGAAGAGTTATATCAGTGGGTCTTAAATTATTTGGATCAGCTTTTTCTTCGTCAGTTTGAGCATCCCAAGCTGCTTGTGCCGCTTGTACTTCAGCTTCAACTAAAGCTTGTGCTTCTGACTTAGTTTTAAAAACACCACCTTTATCAGCTACCCACAAAGCGCCTTTTGGATTATTTCCAACAACCCAGACGTCAGCAGGATAACCTCTTAAAAAAAAGCTTCTTCTATCTTCAGCTGTGAAGAATCCTTTTCCAGTGTTAGTAAGCACTCCATATAAAAAGTTTTCCATAGTCTTCCTCCTTTTAAAGTTTGTATATCATAGTTTAACTCTGTGTCAAAGTTTTAACATTAATTGCTGTTGTTTCACCTGTAAACTCTTCTGTATTTGTTGCACCAGGAACACCTGTTCGTGCTCCACCAAAAGCTACAAACGAATTATTAGTGGGAGTGTTTGAAGATCCAGCAAGGTCTGAAATAGTAGTTGCCATATTGGGAATTGTGGCCCAAGCAGTTCCATTATAAATAACAGCAGTGTTAGTTTGACTAGGATTATATCCTCCAGCTAATAATGCAGAAGTTTGAGTTCCTCCACTTGCACCACTATACCACGCTGTTGGTAGAGCACCCCCAGATGTCCAACCTTCTCCATCATATTCTTCAGTATTACTTATAACACCTGTATTATAACCACCAAAAACAATTCCAGCAGTATTTGTACCACCAGCACCATGATTATATCTAGTATTACTCATGTTAAGAGGACTAGCTGTCCAAGCAGTTCCATTGTAAAATTCTATTGTATTCATTATAGGTCCAGGATCGTTTCTTCCACCTGTTACTACAGCTGCTGTTAAAACACCAAATAATCTAGGACCTTGTCTTGCACTATTCATATTTCCACCACCTGTCCAAGAAGAACCATTATATTCATCTGTAGTTGCAACTTGACCTTGACCACCTGGAATACCACCAGCAGTAACTCCTGCAGTAGTTGTTCCACATCCTCCAAATATAAATGCTGGAGGGGCTGGTGATCTCATTGCTGGAAGACTTGTCCAAGACGAACCATCATATTCTTCTGATTGTGCGTTTCTAGTATTTCCACCAGCTGAAATAGCTGCAGTTTGTATTCCAAAACCGGCATTACTACTTGTACCAGTGTTTAAATTTCCACCAGATGACCATGCTGCAGCTGTAATGATGTTTGCTGATTTGTTATATTCTTCTGTTAATCCGGATACAGCTGACACATATCCACCAAAAGCTATATTTGCTGATTGTGTACCAGCTCCACCTAAAGAACTTCTTGCTGTAGCTAAATCTGGACCTTCTGACCAAGAAGTTCCATTATATTGTTCATGCAAATCTTGATTTGTTCCTGGAGCAATTGCTCCACCAAAAGCTGAAGCTGCAGTTTGTGTTCCTCCACCTGATAAATTTTGTCTTCCTGTATTTAAAGCTCCGCCTGCAGTCCAAGCTGAACCATTATATTCTTCCGTTGATGTTGAAACACCTGGAGATGGAAAACCTCCACCAAAGGCTAAACCTGCATCTTGTGTACCACAACCTGCAAGAGCTTGTCTTGTTGTATTTAAACCACTTGGATTATTTGTCCAAGCAGTTCCATTATATTCTTCTGTTGCAGTTGTAGAACTTGATCCATCATAACCACCAAAACAAAGCCCTGCAGTTAATATACCTGCAGCTGCTAAACCTGATCTTGCTGTATTTAAATTTCCCCCTGCTGTCCAACTTGCACCACCATATTCTTCAGTAGCATTTGAAACTGTTGTCGTATAACCACCTGCAGCAACTCCTGCAGTTTGTAAGCCAAAGCCTGATATAGCACGTCTTGCCGTGCTTAAATCTCCTCCTGCTCCCCAACCTGAGCCATTATATTCTTCTGTAGCAGTTGTATTAGAACCTGTAGTACCACCAAATGCCAACCCAGCAGTTTGAGTACCTGCACCTCCTAAAGCCTGCCTTGCAGTGCTTAAAGGCGCAGCAGAACTAAAAGCTTCAGCTCCTACAACACTTTTAAAAGTATCACTACTTGTATTGTACCAGATTTGACCTTCAGCAACAGCTACTGTTGGATCAGTTGTTACTGCCTGAATTGCTCGTCCATGTATATTTCTATATGTTGTCATAATTAACTTACACTAAATGTTGCTATGTTAGCTGTTCCTGTTTCTCCTGTAAATTCCTCTGTTGCTGCTGTGTATGGCGGAGTATTTCCTCCAAAAGCTAAACCTGCTGCTGCAGTTCCAGTTCCACTAACATAAACTCTAGCTGTTGCCATTGATGGTCTTGTTGAAAAAGCGGTTCCATCATAACCTTGTGTAAGAACACTATAGTTAGGTGCTCCTGGTGCTGTGGATCCTCCAAAAATTATAGCATCTGTTAGTGTTCCAGCACCTCCTCCATTATTTGCTCCTGTAACTAAAGTTCCACCTGCTGTCCAAGACTCGCCGCCATATTCCACACTAGAATTTGTATAAGTTGCAGGTGCTGCAGTATTTCCTCCAGCAGCTAATGCTGCTGTTTGAATTCCAACACCAGCGCCAGCAAAATGTGATCTTCCAACTGGCATTGCTCCACCATTAGTCCAACTACTACCATCATATTCTTCAGTATTAGTTACTGAAGCTCCTGGAGAAGGAGTAACACCACCAAAAACTAGTGCAGCTGTTTGTAATCCACAACCACCACAGTTAACTCTAGCAGTTGATAATGAGTTTGGTTGAGTTGCCCAGTTAGTGCCATCAAATTCTTCTACTGCAGATTGCAGAGTTGATGGATTAGAAAAACCTCCAGAGTATAAAGCTGCAGTTGTAGTTCCTGCTCCAGCTCCAGAATATCTAGCTGTGTTTAAATTATTTTTTGAAGTCCAAGATGTGCCATTGTATTGTTCGGTTGCATTAGATGAAGGATCTGAAGCGTAACCACCAAAATATAAAGCTGCTGTTTGTAATCCATTTTGAGAAGAAGCTCCTTCGTCTCTAGCTGTATTTAAATTTCCACCACTAGCCCATG